CCAGCTAATTGCTGCATTCTTTTAATTTCGTTGATTGGTGTTTTCATATAAATAAATATTAGCAAAGAGGACAAACTCCTGTTGCGTTACAAATAATTTCGGTAATTAAACCATTTACTTTACTATAATCTTTTACTGATCTATGTTGTTTAGATTCAGCTAATGACATATAAGCCATTGGTGTACTTGGTACTGATACTAAATCCCAACATAATAATTCAAAATCGTCTTGTACTTCTACAGTTTCACCTAATTGCTTAACTGAACCCATACCACGAGATGAAATACCTAATGGAATACCTGACATTACTAATGCTTTAGCAATATTACCACTTGGTGTAGGTAATAATTGTAATTTACCCATTAAGTCGTTACCATCCCACCACACTTCAGTAATAACGTGTGATGTGTTTGATAAGTTAACAACAGTTGCTTCAGGATGATCTAATTCACCTAATGCTGTACGTGTCTTTACAGGACCGTCTATATATTTTTTAACTTCTCTTTCAAGAATTTCGCGTGGGTATACACGACCGTTACCATTCTTTTGTTCAGCTTCTTGTAGCTTACCCTTAAGTGTCATTAAAGATTTACCTTCACCTAATTGCTTGTTTTCAAGAATTTGGATATTAGCTATCTGAAACGGTGTATGGTCTATTAATAGATTTTTCATATTATTTTGTATCGTCTGTTATGTCAGTTAAATTATCGCGTCCATCAAAATATTCATCCATAGCCATTGCCATATCATCTATTTCTTGGTCATCACTTTGCATTTCACTTAATACTTCACGAACAATTTCTTGAAGTTGTGATTTAAATTTTTCAAATGAAGCACCTAAATCTTTACTACCGTAATTTCTACGTAATGGAGTTAAACGATAAAATATAATGTTACCAGTATCTTCATCAAAATCACTATCTGGTTGTACATCAAATTGGAGTTTTAGTTTTTCAATTGCTTCACTAGGTAATGCATCCCAATATTGAAATCTTAAAAGAGCTTCATTTGGGTCACTAGTTTGTTGAATTTGAATATCATCAGATAAAGCTTTTAATGTAGCGTTACCATCTACAAACTGCATTACTTGTTTAGCAACCTCATTTGGTTCGCCAATTATATTAAAATTAGCTTCCTTTAACTTTTTTTTTTCGTCAGCTTTAGGCATTTTTACTTTTTTCATGCCGTTTACTAAGTCCACTAATTCAATTTTATCGCTTTTTTTCTTTGCTTTAACTTCTTTAGGAGCTTTAACTTTAGGAGCACTTGGTGATTCAACACCAGCTAATTTTAAAGCTGTGTAATAGAACGGATTTTCAGCTAAATGATCTAAAGCAATTTTTTTAGCTTTATCTAATACATCTGTATGTTCTAATTCAACTTTAATACCCATTCTTAATTCTTGTGGGTGGATTTGGTTTGGGTGTAATTCTGCTTTAGCTTCTTTTTTCTTAGCTTCATTTAAATCGTATTGAGACATTATAGCTTCTTCGCTAGCGTTTTCATCTTCAATTGAACTAATCATAGAATCAAATTCATCATCTCCATCTTCATTCTCATTAGCCCAATCAACATCAGAATCATCTACAGGCTCAGTGTAATTGTCAGCATATGCTTTATCACCAACTGATTCTTCAGGAACCATAGTAGCTAATTTATCTTCATTCATGTTGTATTTAGCAGCTACTTTAGCAATAGCTTCAGCATATGAACTACCATCTTCCATTTCTGAAGTTACTTCATCTAAAAGGCTATTTTTGTTTAAAGCTTCAGTTAAGGCAGCATCAAATTTATCTTTTAATCCTGTTTCTTTTGCAAATTTTTCTTTATCTTTAGCCATTGCTGATTTTGTAGAATCATCCATAAACTTTCTAGCAGCATCTTCTGGTTTCATATCACCATATTGACTTATAAGATAACTTGGAGACATATATGTTTTAAAACCTAATGCATCCTGGAATGCATCTAGCCATTGGTCATTACCCGCATAAGATTCAGCAATAATACTTTTGTTTTTAAGTATTTTAACTGCATCACCAAATGATGTTACATTAGTTACATATTGAGGCATTGTCATGCGTAAATTTCTCATGAAATTAGCTTGTGACATTCTACCTTCTTTTAAATCGCGGTATTGGTTTTGTATACTTTTCATATTTTATCTGCCTTGTCCTCTATACGCTTTAGGGCGTGGAGTGTGTTTATTAAATGATTTTTTAGCTTGTCCGTTTTTACGTTTACCAAAAGAAACTTTATTAGCATTACCTACTGACTTTGCCATTATTGATTCAGATTTTTTATTTTATTGTTTAATTGATTTACCATTTCTGATATAGAAGCAACGTTCTTTTGGGTTGCCTTCCAATAATTGATACCACCATCTTCACTTAATTCTTGCTTCATACGAGACGTATATTCAACAATACGATCAATTTCAGCTAATTTACGCTTTACTTCACGGATTGCTTTGTGTAATTGCTCAGATTTAGTTCTGTGCTTTACATCTTTTTTAAATTTACCGTATGTTACTTCGTTAAGTAATTCTTGCTCAATAATGTCGTTTAATGTTTTCACTTCAAATATTTTTTTATAATCTACAACTTTAGATGTTGTAGGTTTTTTAGCTAATTTCCAACCTGATTCTTCAGCATTTTTAGTAGCGGCGTTAACACCTTGTCCTTTTTTAGCAAAGGCAAATGGAGTAGCATAAGCCTCTCCACCACCAGTTCCAGACATTTCTTCTAGTTCTTTACGTACTAATTCTTTTATGTATGCTTTTAAATCCATTTTCTTATTTTCTTGTATTCCGGCTACTGTTCTACCAGAATATTGTTTTTTAAGGTAGTTTACCATTTTAGCGTTCATATTGAAATTAGACTCTAATGGTTTAGTATCTGATTCTGATTCTATTGTTTTAGACATCATTTGCATGAATCCATTTTCAATAGTATCATCTACTATAGCACTCATCTCGTCATCTATATCCAATTTATCTAGCCAAGTACCTGTTTTTTTAGTATCTGGTTTTGATATTAGGGCTTTTACAACATCAAATGTTGTTTTAGCAGCTGCTACCCCAGGGACTATCTTACCTAAAAAATCTACTCCTGCTCCAAGTAATTGGTCTTTTCCAACTCCACCTATTGCTCCTAATTTTTGTTTACGAGTAATAGAATTAATAACTTTTTTTAGATCACCATACGTTTCAAGCTGTGAAAATTCATAGCTTCCTTTTTTAGCAGGATCAATATTTGTATCTAATTCAGCCATTATTTAAATCTCTGATCTATTAAATCTTTAAGTTTTTGTTTTTGAACACCTGTTACTTTAGGGTTAATATTATCAAGTATAAAAACAATAGTTTCTGTTACTTCTTGACCACTATTAACTGTCTTTAATTTATTCATTAAAGAAGTATTAGATTGAATTAGTTTTGTTAAACTAGCAACATCAGATGTTTGTTTAGGAGCTGCTGTTGGTGTAGTTGGTGCAAGTTCGTTTAGCTGTGATTCATTAATGATACCAGCTAGTTCTTGTAATCTATTCATTATTTTACTGATTTAATTTCTTCAATTAATTGATAATACTGTAATAACGAAATAATATTTTCATCTTTTACGTTTTGAGTCTTATCTAATGGTTGTAATAATGTAACTACCTCAGCTAATTTAATCTGAGTTGTTTTGTCTGTTATTGATGGGATCAATGTGTTAATTTCTTCAATTATAACACTAAAATTTTTATTAACAAACTCACGTAATTTAGTTGTGTTAGAAATGTTATTAATAAATTCTTTTAATGTAAGTTTTTGGCGATCAGATAAAGTAGCATACTTGCTATTGAATTTCTCTAATAACATACGGTAAGCTAAGATACGAGTACCTTTATCCATACTACCATATTCTTCCATTACACGATCTTTAACACCTTCTTTATTTACCTCTTTACGAGTGATGTGTTCAAGTAATGTAATTTTATTATCAATGATTTGCTGTGGTTCAGTGAATTCTAATGAATTGTGAGCTTCAATTAAATTGAATGCAGCAGCGTATTGCTTGTAATTATTAATCTTTGCTTTAAAAAATTCTTCTAAATCATACGATTCACGAATGTCCTTAATTAAATTATATTTTTCCTTACGTAAAGCAGTTTTGTTTAAACGCAAAGAAGCCTCTAACGTTGAGTTAATGAACGTTTCAGCTTTAGCTTCAGACAACGATTTAGGCTGGATTAATACTTGATATAATTTGTATTCTTTTGCTAATTCAGATTTGCTAAAATATTTTCTAACTAATCCTACAGCAGCAGAATCCTTATTTGATACAGTATCAGATGCGATTTGTCTTACGAGCAACTCGAACAATATTCCTGTATTCTTAAATTTGCTGTGTTTAATTTTCATAATTAATAGTATGCACTACCTATAAATATGTATTTATTGTATGCCCTTGATATTTTTTTCGTCTAATAATGATGGTTCTTGATCAGGTCCCATTACGATTTCCTTACGCTTACCTTGTAAACCTTCAAATAATTTCTTATTTCTTTGGTATTCAAACATAGCTTTTGGTGTACCGCTACCTTCATCAGGTATATTTGCAGTATATAATGTACCGTTTTCAATACTACCTAATGGGTCTTTACCTAATGGGTCACGTTGAGTACCTTTAATAGATGCTTTTTCTTTAGGACGACCTACGTCTTGTTTTTCATCATATCCAGGAGGTACAGGACCATCAATGTCCATTCCTGTTCTACCTTTACCATATAATGAAGCAAGATCATGTGGTGTACCATATGACTTACCAGTTTTAGCTGGGTCATTACCTTCATTTTCGATTTGAGCTAATCTAAATACGCGTTTCTTATCTTCAATTATTAAGTCACGATATTCATCAAACTGATCTTCGCTGAACTGGAATACTTGGTGATAAATCCAATCTGAAGGTAATAAGTTAGTATCTTGAATTGATTTAGCTAGGTCAACTTTTTCTTTCCATAATGCAATTTTCTCCTGTTCGTAAATAATAGACGGAGTTGTTAATTGCAATTCAAAGTTAGTTAAAGCTTCACCATCATATCCTTGAACATATAAATGTACTAATGCCATTTTATATAGTTCTGATAGAGCAATACGTTGGATACGTTCAACTGTGCGAGCGAAACGAATATCTTCAGCAGCTAATGTAGCTTTACCTTGTAAATCTTTTTCAAATCCGAAGAATGCTTTAGGTACCTTAAGGGCAGCTAACATTTCATCACGTAAGAATGCAACGTCTTCAATAGCATTATATTCAAGACCCTTAATAGTATCAATCTTAGTTGCTGTATCGTTGCCACGAGTTGGAAGATAATAATCCTCCATCATGTTCATCATGTTGTAACGTAAATTATATTCACCTGTTTGTTGATCAACATAAGGTGTTTTCTTCATCTTCTGCATGATTTTCTGCATGTAGCCATCTACCTCATGTGGAGGAATATTACCAACGTTTACAGTGAATACACGTTTTTCTGGGGCACGTGTGATGCGGTGCAATAACATTGCATCCTTCATCAGCACATACTGTTTGTAAGTTTTACGAGCAGGCTCAATGTACGATCTACCATAAGGTAAATAGTTAGCATCAGTTAATAGCCTAAAATGCGCTACTTCGTAGTTTTCAAATTTAATTTTACCATCTCTATCTTTAACACGTGAACTAATACCACCAGCTGCGATCACCATTGGATCGATTCGGAAGCATACATAAGATGGGTTTTCAGGATCCATACCTTCTTCGCGGACCATATCGTAAACTGAAAGTGGTGTTACATTGTAAATACCAAATTTTTCAGCTACTTCCATATGTAAATAAAAATCACCATATTTACACATATTTCTAACCCATAACCATAAGTTAAATTCAATGTTTAAAATATCATAGAATAAATTATATAAAATGCGTTGAATATTTTCATCAGCGCTTCTAATCTGTAATACTTCTCCTGCTTCATTTTTTAAAGTAGATTCATCGGAGATGATATCTAATGCTGAAGAGATAATAGATTCTGTATCCATTGCTTCATAATCAGTGTATAACTGAATACGAAGTGTTTGGTAGTTCATCGTTGGGTTATATGGCATATTTGCACCATAGCGATGTAACTTTGTAAACCTATCTATTAAGGCGTTTGTTTTTACGTTGCCGTAGGCTTGTATATTGTCTACGTCTACTACTTTTAATTGATTACCACCAACATTTCTGATGATGACATCTGTTGAGAATAGACGAGTAAGCCTAGTAAACAAACCTGGTTGTTGATCTGCCATTATTTTGTTTTAATTATACCAATAAATATTTATTAACCTAATATCCATGTTATATCTTCGAATCCCCCACGCCCATTATCCATCATGTATGGGTTTTGAGTACCACCAGGTAACATTGGAGCATTATTATGTCCCGTTTTGGTGATAGATGATACCATGGCTCTATTTAAATCCATCCCTTGTTCGTAGAATTTCATTGCTGTATCTCTAGTGAACAATCCTATACCTAATGACATTACCAAATCATCATTATATCCATTTTGAGCTTGTGCTTTACCATTCATCCAGATAAACACACGTAACTCTTCTAATAGACGCTTTGAGTGAAATGTAAATGCTCTTTCTCGAATATACGACTCCATTTTTGAGATAACAAGTGGTCTTGTCTTTACTGATGTGGTAAATCCAGGAACTGTTTGGTTTGAATCCATTTTATCTAACCACTTATCCATACTCATGTCACCATATGCTCTAGGTGAATAATACATTTTAGGATATCCTTTTTCAATTATCGTATTAACGACATCCCAACCGACATTAGCATTTTCAACCACAAGTAGAGCATTATTATACTCAGTAGCAACAGACACAAGCATGTTCCCAAAAGTACGAGTATCAACTTGGGATTTATATTCTGCCACTTGTTCACACGTTGTCGCATCGATGACGTGAAACGCTGAGTAGTCCGAACCATCTCCGCGAGCAACGTCAGCACAAACCAAATACTGCTTGCTATAATCAGGATACTGCCAAATCCAAAAATCACCACCCATGAAGCGACGCTCAACAGGCTCTGTAATAAAAGTTTCTTCATAAAAAGATAATAAATCAGGTTCAATAACTGAGTTACCAGAACCTAGGAAGTCACAGTCATACTCTTGGGCAAATTCTCTTGAAGACATGTTTGCACGTTCTGTTTCTTCCCACTTTTCATCTCTATCAGGATGTAAATCCCATTTTAATTTAATTGCTCTAAAATCATTCTTTCCAATCTCAGCTTCCGTATACATTTTGTGAAACCAGTTACCAACACCGTTAGGAGATGATAATGCAATAATTCCTCCACCCGTTGCAATTGTTGGTTTAATACTTGTATAAATTTTATCAATTCCTTCAATGAACGCGGCCTCATCTATAAGCAGTAACGAAACTGCGTAAGATCTACCTGCATCTGATGCGGCTGATGTAGCAACAATCTGAGAGTTATTGGCTAATTTTAGTGAAAGTTTATTATCTGATACTGGTTTTTGGCTACCTTTTAACCAAGATGGTAAGTTATTGTACATAAACTGTACCTTTTCAACCATTCCTTTAGCTGTTTCTTGCTTCGTTGCAATACACAATACAGTTTTATCTTTATTAAACAACATTGTCCATAAAGAATAACCAGCTACAAGGGTAGAGATACCTAACTGACGAGATTTATTAATAATACTAAAACGATTATTTCTAAAATCACTTAATACTTCTTCTTGGAATGGATATAAGTGAAATAACACTCTACCTTTTACAGGGTGAGTAATATAACAATATTTTCTAAAGAAGTGTACAGGGTCTGTGGCACATTTGATGTATTCAGCCTTGATTATTTCTTTAATATTCGCTTGACTCATGTATATAAATATATAAAAAAGGCCCGTCCTTGCGGACAGGCCTAATGTATGGGGGCGTGGGGTATTATTTTGCTAACATCAAATATATTAAACCTCCAGTAATTAAACCAGCACCAATTTTAGTGAACTTGTTTTTTGCTTTTAGTTTAGCATTTTGCATTTGCAAAGTATTATATTGGAATTTCCAATCTTTAATTTGTGTTTCTTGGTTCATCATAATATTCCTAAATGATTTTTCTTTAGAAACATATTTAGATATTACTGTATCTTTTAATGATACTTGAGATTCTAATGTTGCTATTGAGCTATCTTTTAATACTATAATTTGTTTAGCACCATCTAATTCTACTAAATCCTTAGCAGCACTAACTAATACTGGTTGTGCTATTAATAACGGATTAGTTATTGTATCTGCTGGGTAACGGTTGTTAAATGAGCTTACTAATTCAGGATCAGAATAAGCATCAATATTGTTTTTTTCTACTTCAATGTACTTAACAATAGTTTTAACTTTAGCTTTTTGATGTGTTAATTTGTCTTTTAATTCATCTTCTACTTGATTTAATGAATCAATAGCAGCATCATCTTTTGCGATTTCTAATTTCATACTGTCAACAGCATGTACTAGACTGTCTTGTTTTGTTTTAAATTCTTCAGTTAAACCTATATTCGAAACTTTATCGAACGCTAACCATAATAGTACCAAAATAACAATAATTGGTAAAATGTATTTTTTCATGTTTTTATTTTTTAATTCCTGCATAATATTGCATTCTGCTTTTTGCCCATTCATCTAATGGTTCTTCTGTTTCTACATCTTCAATATCAATAGGCTCATATTTTTTACCTGTTGCTTTTTCTTGACGTTTTTGTAGATATTCAGATCCAGCTACTAAATCACCAATACGTTTTTCTAATGATGCTTTTAAATCACGTAAACGTACTAATTCAGTTGATGGTTTATCACCAATATCACCAGCAACACCTTTTGATTTCTTTATTTTTAAAATGTTTGATTTTGTAGAAGCCAAACGATTTTCTAAATCAGAAACTTTCATAAATGCTTCATAATCAGCATCTGACATTTTAGCAGCAGATACATCTGATTTTTCAATGTCACCAATTTCTGGTTCTTCATCTCCAGCAGCAGCTGCTTTTGCAAAACTAGCATCAATTTCAGCATCAGTCATATCACCTTGAACGAAATCAAATTCATTATCAGCAGTACTAGCAGCAGCAGGTGAACCAGCAGGGCGATTTAAACGTGGAGCTGATTGTACACCTGAAGGTATAATTGTGCCTTTAGCGACAAGCTCCATAAAATCAGCATTAATTGGATTTTGTTTATCATATCCTAAAGCACCAGCTACATCAATTTTTGACATTGGTTCTTCTGTAGCTTGCATTGCTGTAATAATTCTTGCTTTTTTACCAGCAAAATCAGCAGCAGCTGCGTCAGGGGCTAATTCATATCGTATTGCAACGTTTGCCATTTCATCTAAATCATTTTCAGATACTACTGATGATCTACCTGAAGATAAATCGGATTTTTTAGCATTTAATGCTGCTATTTGTTTATTGATTGAGTTAATTTCTGCATCTTTAGCTGCTTTCTCTTGTGGTGGAATTTCAGCTTCGTTTACTGCCTCAGCAATAGCGGTGCGAATCATTTCTTGTAATTCAGATCTTTTCATTTTTTTATTGTTGTGCATATAAATATTATAAATTTTGTAAAATGGTAGCGATACGTTCCTCTGTTGTACCTTTAATATATACTAGTTTTTTAGGTTTATATTCTTCTAACGATTCACGAATAGCCCAATCAATTTTATCACGATATTCAGCATCAATAGTACGTACACCATTATCTTCAATAGGCACGCCTTCAGGCGATACATAAAACACAACATCATATTGTTCACGAAGCATCATAGCAGCTTCAACAAATGAACGTTTAGCAAACCAATCAATAGATTTTGCTGAGAATGTGAATGCACATACATCCCATATTGTTCTGTCTGTGATTATATTTGGATATAATAATTCAGTAGCACGTTCTGCTAAAAATACAAATTGACCATTTAATGTAGAGTCTGTATTTAATGGAATGCCTAAATCACGTAAGTATTTACTACGTTCAGTATGTACACTGTGATCTTTAAATTGATCTAATTCACCTAATGCTTTTGCTAATGTAGTTTTACCTACAGACATTGTACCTGCTAATCCTATTCTCATTTGTTTCGTTCGTTTATTTTTTTCATTTGACGTGCTGTTTTCTTATCCTGCTTAGCTTGCTTTATTTGTTGCTTAATAGCTTTTTCAGCACCCGCCTTATACTTGATATCGACACTAATAGGTCCATTTCTGAACTTATCAGTATCGAATGACCAAGTTTCAGTTGTTAATTCGTCCTCGTATACTCGTTGAAATTTCATATATTAAATATACGATTATTACTCTGCTTAAACCCTAGCACCCGCTGCTTTACCAGCTGCTGTTTTATAGAACGGGACGCCGTTATTATCTTTTTTAATGTTATCGAACTGATCTTTAGTGAATTTAATTCCAAACACATAATACTCAGCGGCGCGTTTATTACCTTGTGGGATATAAGCGGGTCCATCAAAATTATGCATTTTACCATCTAAATAGTATACTATTGATCCGTCTTTTGTTTTTAATCTTTTTGTTTCTGACATTTTTATTTTATTAATTGTTCTGCAATATAAATTCCGTGTGCACCTGATACTGTAATACCTCTAGCTGATAGAGCATCACCAGCAAAGTGTACATTTGGATATTCTGTTAATGATAAATCATTGTAATTTACTAGTGGTTCGGGCGATAGGTACTTTACTTCAGGGATATACATTCCCCAATCATTACCAAACTCAAATACCTTATTCATATCATCAATAAAGTTGATAACATAATCAGCATATTTACCCATTGCTTCCTTAAATACTTTTAAACTATGAATTTGAGATGCATTTACAATCTCACCTTCAGATGTTTTAGAATTAACACGCTTAGTTGAATAATATAAACCAGTACCATTATGTTGTAATTTTTGTACTACATCTCTACTCCACTTAAACGGATCTTCAATACCTTTAATTTCCATTAAGATACCAAAGTTAGTCATATCATTTCTAAATTCCTCACCTTTCTTAGCGTGACCATTATAACTCACATCCCCATAAGTCTCTTCCACAGCAACATAAGCTGCATTATTGTTAGTACAGAACGAACGTAAAGATACGTTATCAAATTTCTGGTATAATTTAAAGTCGTACGATACATCGATTAGTTTTTGGAAGTATTTTTGTGGTGCTTCAAATCGAACACCAATCTGTACTGATTTAGGTTCATTAGGTAGTTTATAATCATCAGCTAATTTTTGAGCAAAATCAATACCTGATTTACCTACTGCAAATATTAATTCATCATAAGGTATATGATCATCTTCAAATAATCCTGTATTTACAAGCTGATGTTTAAAAGATATGTCCATTACTGTTTCATTCCATAAAAACTTAACACCTTTATCTAACAGATATTGATACCACGTTTTAGCAATCTCGTGTAAATAATTAGATCCAATGTGCCATACAGGAAACATTCTCAAACCAAAATATGGTTTAATGAATTCAGGTTCTTCTTGTGGATCAGACATAAAGATTTCTTCTGGTTTAGGGTGGAAACGAGTAAAGTTATCTACTACTTGTTTCATTAATTCCATTGCTTTTTCTTCACCACAATACTTAGCTAATTGACCACCAATTGCAGTATGATAAGTTAATTTACCATCACTCCATCCACCAGCACCAAGCATACCAGTCATTACCTCTTCAGGTAAACGGTTAATTGGATCGTTCCCTTTGTCTATAATGGTGATTAATCCACCAGGATATCCGTTATCTACTAATTTGGTTGCAGCATTAATACCTGCAACACCTGCTCCAACAATTACAATGCGTTTAAATTTTTGTTCTTGTTGTTGTACTATTGGACTTCTTTGTTTGGTATTAGTACCAGGAGTTCCGAATAGTTTTTGTGTGTTTTGAAATGATCTTTTGTAATTCATAATTTAAATTAAATTAAACATGTAAATATAATAAAAAATTTTGCCTTTACCAAATGTAAGGTGGCCCACCTTTTGGGTGCGCCACAGCTGCATAATATTGTTCGATGCGACAGGCTATGAATCTGTCTATAAATTAAAAATTATCTACGTCTTCTGGGTTTTCAAAGTTCCAAGCTAACATTCCTTTAGGGGTTATTGAAGCTAAACCTCTATGTGTAAGCTGATCAATAAAATAATCCCAACTACCACCACCAACAGTAAGGGCTTTATTGTATATTTTTTGTAAAGTATCTGTATCTTTAACATTAATTGCTTCTTCTGTTTTAATAAGTAAAGCATCAATAATTGATTTTGTACGTGGTTTTAAAGATGAACCATCATTAATTTCTTCATTTAGCAATCCAGCTAATTGCTGCATTCTTTTAATTTCGTTTAGTTGTGTTTTCACGTTATTTAATTTTTATAAATTGTCCTTGTTTATCTAATTCGTATACATTTGATGCCTTATTAGCAACTGATTTAGTCATTGCTATAGCTTCGTTATTTGGTATGTCGAACATTTCTCTATCAGCTCTATATGATGATGTTAAATATGGATAATAATCACTATCTTTATTAGGAATATTAGGGGGTGCTAAGACATGTTCTGCTGATAATTCGTATGTATTAGAATCTTTTGGTTTAAGATAAATTTCACCTTGTAATATTATATTAACATTATCTTTACTATATTCACCTCCATAATTAGGACCATATATCAATTTATGAATTAATTCCTCATTTTTTATAGGAGCAATAAATCTTGTTTTATTTGGAACACCAGATAAATTATTTTTTTGTAGAAAGTTTTCTAGTGCTGTATTGAATGCTATTACTTCTGGGTCTTCAGCATACATTGTATATCCACTCCATCTAATAAAATCGTCTGCTGATGGGCCTGCTCCGCCTGCTTTTTTATGTGAAATCCAAACTACAGGTTCTAAATCTTCATCACTTAATGGTTCTTCATTATTTGAAGATACTTGTCCGTTTTTTAAGCGTACTAAATAAAAATCTGCTTTTGGTGTACCTTTTTGTGTTTTAGCTCCTACTATACCATCATATTTTACACCATTTACTATAACACTAATAGATGAAGTTCCACCTTTTTGTTTTAAGGTTTCAATATTATCGTTTAATAGTTTAAGATTATAATCTTCTACTACAGTACCCGATCCTGTTCCTTTACCACCAAATTTATCATCTTTAAGTAAATCTGATATTGCATATTCTTCGCCTTCAGCATCTTCAAAAAAATTAAATAAATTAACATTTTTATTATTAGTAAAAGATTTTATTTGACTATCATCAGCAGAGGCAAATGCTGTTTGGTATTGAGGATCAATAAATGTAAGTATTGTAGGTGAACCTTGAACTAAACTAAATGGTTCTTTATTTTTAATTTTATCTGCTAGTATTTTAAAACGAAATCCACCTCTTTTTTTTAAATCATAAAATGTAAGTGGATTATATGTTTGTCCAGAACTTAATTCCATAAGCAGTTTATCTAAAATATCTGTTTTAATAGGATCATCCATATCAACAATCCCATCATGGCATCTAAATGACCATTCACGTAATATTTTGTCTATAACTGTCATATTATGCTTCTGCTGGTGTTTCTTCTTCTGGTGTTTCTTCAGCTGGTGCCTCTGCTCCTGCTGCTGGTTCAGCTGGTATTTCACCTGCTGGAGCGGTTGTTGCTGCACTAAATGCTTCAGCGCCTGCATCTGGTTTTGCAGCTTCACCTGCACCACCATCTTTTTCATCTACAGCGTAGTCTAATTCTAATACGTCTGCAATAGCTTGTTGAGCTCTTTCTAGCTCACCTAAATTCTGCATGTTATATCTTCTACCAGCTATTTTAACTGTGTAATTTTTTCTTCCATCGTATCTAATATTAAAATCTTCTCCATTAATCATTTCAACCATAAAAGTTGTTGGTTTAGGAGCGATAATAGATACATTTGTAATAAAACGAGCAAATGATGGAGACATTAAATCTTCCATTACTTTTTTCAAACCAGGAAAACGATATACTAGATACATTGCTTTAGTAGCTTTCTGTTGTCTAGCTTCTTCTTCTTGAAGTGCTTTACGAACAGCTACTTTAATGTATTTTTCTAATATTAATTTTTTATTCATTATCTGATAATTCATGGAATCCCTGAGCTGCTTGCTCAATATAATTTTCTGCTTTAGAAATATGGTCTTGAATCCATCCTGGAATATTACGTTCAGTATTACCAAGTTTTTGTCTTAGTTCAACAATTGCTTCTGCGATTGCTTCTAAACTAGAAACAGCCATTTTCACTTCGTGGTCATCACCTTCTTTAATATTAGAAGCGATTGCTTTGCGGCGATTAGATAAGTATTTATCTGTTTTATCTACTTTACCATCGTTGTTGATGTCGTCATCTTCTTTACCTACAGCATCTAATTTTTCATCCATAGCACGTTTTGTAGCAGTAGCATACATTACAGATTCAGCATCTTTGCCATAGCGTTTTTTAAAATCGCCTTTTGCTTTTTTCATACCCTTAACAAGGGTTTCCTTCTCTTTCTTTTCAGAAGAAGTCATTTTATTTTCTAGTAAATCAATTAGCTTTATCACTTAAAAAACGTAATTTATAAAGTAAAGAATATATTAATGCAACAAGTTCATCTACTTGGTTTTGAATGTATGAATCTTGAGCGATCATACCTCTACTTTTTTCAATGAACATTACTAATGTAATGAAATAAGCTATAATAGCATCACAGCTTTGATATTCTTGCAAAGATACATTACTATATCCTTCAATAATACCATATTTGCCCTGATAAGACTCAACTAAACCATCAATAGCATCTACAATCTCTTCATAAAATTCATTTAATGCTTTGTGAGCAGCAAATGATGGAGTTTGTAGATGATAGATGTGTGCCTGAGTGCGGGCAGACATCAATGTTGATATAAATTGTCCTACTATAGCGTTTTCCATGTTTTATCTACAATTGTTATTTTTAATCGCCTGTGTATCTTCCAAATGCTGTATCATATCCGCCACCTGGACCATATCTGTCATCGAAAGCTGCTTGTGCTTTTGCTTTTTCTTCTGGAGTCCTTGTGTCAACTCGAGGTTCGCTTTTTGGTTCGTAAGGTTTTAATTCTGCAGGTACACCATCAATAACGATTTTTTCTGGTTCACCAACATAATCCATAATCTTTAAAGATTGACTACCATCAGCAGGAATAAATCTTCCTAATCCAGATACTACCTTTCCTATTTTGATACCATCAACAGTTACCTCTTTACCTGCTTCAACAGCAGCTCTAGCAGCTTTTAAAATAGCATTAACATCAGTACTTGAGAAAGATGCTTCGTCTAATTTTTTAGCTTTTTTTTTAGAATCGTCAGCTTTAGGCTCTTCTTTTTTTTCAGCTTTTTTAGGCTCTGCTTTTTTATCGTCTTTTTTAGCAGGAGCTTTCTTAGCGTCTTTCTTTTCTTTAGGAGCTTTTTCGATTAAACCAACCATTTCTTTGATCTTTTCAGTCTCAGATGAAACTTTACCTTCAACTTCAGAAATTTGTTTGTCTAACATCTCAGCTAATTTAGCATGAGCAGCTTTAATTTTTTCTAATTCAGTAACGAATTTTTGCATATGTGCATATTCAGCTACGAATTGTTGTTCACCGCCTTCAGCGATTTGTAATTGGCCTAAAGATTCTTTCATGTTCTTTAAGCTAGCTAATTCTTTCTTAAGGTGTACTAATTTTCCACCGCTTTTTGGTAAACTGCCTTTTTCCATCGCTTCTGCGATAGCTTGTTTGATGACGTTACGTACTTCTGTGATATTCATTTTTATTGTGTTTATATGTATAAATATGTTAAAATTTGAACTACCATTTTCTACATGACCAGTATCTAGCTTTAGTACGTGGTCCTGGATTTGCGCAGTTATGTCTTGCCCTGAATGCTCTACGTCTTACTGGGTTATTTTTCTTAATATTCATTCCCTTGGCACCGAAGTTAACTTTAACTACTTTGCCAGTTTTAGGGTTTTTAACGTATACTTTGAATTTTTTAGAATCACCACGCATTGGTTTACCTAATGGCACTGTACGGCCCTGATATTCAGCTTCTAATAGGCAATCACAATCAGCTTCGTTTAGTTGTTGTTGATATTCACGCATGAATTCAACAAATTCTTTTATATCGTCTGCGTTTTCAACGTCATATTCCTCAATATCATCTTCACCGATGTAAAATGCTTCAGCAATTACTTCTTTAATTAGTTGTTTTAATTCTGTTACTTTCATAATTTTATTTATTAAGTCTTACTTTTGCTTTTTTAGTATTAGGTACAAACTGTTTGTCTGATGCTGCTTTTTTCTTTGATGTAGCAGCGCGTTCAGCCTTAGATAAGCTATTTGCTTTAGCACGAGGCAAACAACGAGTAGTTTTATTACCTTTTTTCATTGTACCACAAGGTCCAGTTATATTACCTGCTGTATCAATACGAACCCAATCTTCTTTTTTAAACCAATCACGAAGTGATTCATCTAACCACTTGGCATTTAAACCAATATAAACATTAGGTTGAATAAAACCTTCAGG